TAAAAAAGGCAGTGCGTTAGGTATTAGCAGTAATAGCGGAATAAACTTGCAACCAGGTGGCTTCCTAAGTATACCAAATGCAACTACAATATCAGCAGCCGCATCAAGCACTATTGAAGTATTAGCAACAGGAAATCTAACACTTTCTTCTAACACAGGAAAAGTAAAAATTACAAGCACAGTACCAACTACGTCTATTGGTATAAGTGGCGATCAAGAGGGCATGGTTGCATTTGATGCAACATACATGTACTATTGCACAACAGACTATGACGGTGTTGCAAACGTTTGGAAACGAGTAGCATGGTCAGCAGATACATGGTAACGGAGATATAAATGGCAATACAATATATTAATACGGGTACAATCGCAAACGACGGAACTGGTGATGATCTCCGCGAATCATTTACTAAGATCAATAATAACTTTGAAGAATTAGATCTAAGAATTGTTGAAGAATTTAATGTTGAAAATTTAGGAAGTTTAGGCGATGGTATCTACGGAGGTAAAGTAGACGGTATACACGGCTTTAAAAGAATAATCGGCGGAAGTAACATTACGCTATCTTCAACAGCAAATGGCATTACAATTAACGGTGCAGATAGTTTAGATCAATTAGTAGTATTATCGGATAGCGGATCTCTTACAGTAGCAAGAGGGCAGACACTTACTGTTAGAGGCGGAGAAGGAACTAACACAAGAGTAGATGGACAGACAGTTTATGTAGATCTAGATAGCACAGGTGTTGTTGCCCATGATACTGCTCCACAATTAACTGCTACTTTAAATGCAGATAACAACAACATAATAGGTGTTAATACACTCCAAGCAAACACTATCCAAGGTCAAGGCGGCATTGCTGCAAATATCGAAGGTTTAATATACGGATACGATATTAGAGAATTTGGAGATTATTTAACAGGTTTTGATTTTGGCGGATTTAGAGAAACATATGCTAATGCAATAGAGTTCATTATGCAAAATGTAGACATGGACTTTGCAACTATCGACCCGGATGTAGGCAATACTGTTGATCTAGGATTTATAACTTAGATCCGATAAATATGCTATATAGGATGAAAATATGGCAGAACTTTGGACAGCAAAATCAGATACAATACTAGCAGACCTTGAAGAAAATATAACTACACAGGTTGCATTACCTGTTCTTTCACGTGCAACTGTTTCACTAATAAGTGGGAAGTTACCACCTGGCATGCGTTTGCAAGATAATAAGATTGCTGGAACACCATACGAGGTAGCTCGTAAACTAGAATATAGATTTGTATTACGTGCGTCACTTGATAATGCCGTAAGAGATAGAACATTTAAAATGACAGTGTCTGGTCCAGACGCACCTAATTGGGTTACGGATCCAGGATTGTTGCCAGTTGGTAATAATGATACACTGTATATACTAGATAGCAGTCCGATAGAATTCCAACTACAAGCAACAGATGATGATCTTATCGCAGGCGATGAATTAGAATTTTTTATTGCAGAAGGTGATGGAGAATTACCTCCAGGAACAGAATTAACCAGTGACGGAAGAATAATAGGAATCGTAGATCCACTTTTAGCCATCGAAAAAGGACTACAGTATAGTGACGGAACTTACGATACTGTTCCTTATGATTTAATTAGCGGAGGTTATGATTTTGGTCTTCGAAGCACCAACGGCTTCGATAGCTTCTTTTATGACACTGCTACATGGGACTTTAGTTTTTCAGAACGCCCGCCAAAAAAATTAAATAGATTTTATCAATTTACAGTTAGTGTTACAGACGGAGACACTGTTGCAAGAAGAACATTTAGAATCTTTGTTGTAGGTGATGACTTCTTCCGTGTAGATAACACTGTACTACAAGTAGGTACAGGAACATTTACAGCTGATAACACAAACTTGCGTACTCCTATTTGGATTACTCCAGGTGACTTAGGTATTAAACGTGCTAATAACTATGTTACAATTCCTCTAGATGTTATTGATACAAACAGTCAAGTAGGTTTTGTTAGTTATAGTTTAGAATCTTTAAATGATGATAATACAGCAAGTATACTTCCTCCAGGTCTAGTACTAGATACATCAAATGGTGAAATAGCAGGCCGTGTTCCTTATCAAGCAGAAGTTACTAAATGGTATAAATTTACAATTAAAGCAACACGCTTTACTCCAGACCAAGTTGATGAAAATGTAAGTGCTTCTAAAACATTTAAATTGCGTTTACTTGGAGAAATTGATAGTAAAACAACTTGGATCACAGACGGAGATTTAGGAACTATCAATACTAATATTATTAGTGTATTACGTGTAGAAGCTACAACAAGTGTGCCTAACAGCAGAGTACTTTATAGTTTAGCAAGTGGGCGTTTGCCACCAGGATTGCAATTATCTTTTGATGGTGAAATAGTTGGTAAAGTTAATGCGTTTGGACAAAATGTTTACCGTAGTATTTGGAGAGGTAGTAGAAACTATAAATCAGGTGATGTTATAAAATATAACGGACAGTTATACACTACTGCAAGTGATCACCTAAGTACAAGTTCTAATATATTTGATAATGATAGTGGACTATGGGTTGAGTTTGACTATGATAAATTTGGCCTAGTAGTTTTTGACAACGATACACTATTGTTAGATGGAGGAACTACTACACTAGACAGAGAATATAAATTTGTAGTAAACGCAGAAGATCAATTCAAATATAGTATCGAACAAAGAGAATTTACTATTAAAGTAAACGATCCAGATACAGTAAAATATAATAACTTATTCCTAAAACCTTTCCTAAAACAAGAAATTAGAAAAGAGTATGCTGATTTTGTTTCAGACCCGGAAATTTTTATTCCTGAATATATTTACAGGCCACAAGATCCAAACTTTGGTGTCCAACGTGAAATTAAGATGTTAGCATATGCTGGCATTGAATCAGTTGATGTTGAAAAATTTGTAGCAGCAACTTCAAAAAATCACAAACGTAAACAATACAGAGTTGGAGATTTAAAAACTGCTACTGCAAATGTTCCAGGAACGAATGACAATGTATACGAAGTAATATATTTAGAAGTTAATGATCCTAATGATACAGAAATAGGAAGAACTAAAAAAGTATTTAATATAGAAACTGGAAATAAAATTACAGCTGATATTGCAAGTACATCTGTAGACAACTATTACTACGAGTACGATGTTCCACCACAATTTATAATACAAACTAGAAATAGAAATTACACAGTAACATTTGGTAACGAGTTTAACATCTTTACTCGCGATGATGGAACTCAAGGAATTAGATGGACCGAAGGGTTCAATGTAGATCAAAGAACAGAATCAAACATAATAAAAATTCTACAAGGGTTAGGTCCTGTATACACTAGAAGACCTCAAAACGAAAACACAGTTAAAACAGACAATACCCAAATAGATGCATCGCAAAGTTTAGATAACAAACGATATATAAGTAATCTAAATAACATGCGTGATCACATAAGAGAGTTAGGAACAACTAATAGAGAATTTGTTCCTTTATGGATGAGGTCTTCACAGGCAGGTAGTGTCAACGAATTAGGTTATACACCTGCAATAGTGTTGTGTTACTGTAAACCGGGAACTAGTCAAATCATTCTAAGTGCTATTAAAGCAAGTGGTTTTGATTTTAGCAAGTTTAATTTAGATTTTGATAGATATTTAATGGATAGTACCAAAGAATCTAGTAATTCTAAATACCTGTTGTTCGCAAATTACAGATACAATGTATAAGTACGATAAATAATTTTAGGAGATATTATAATGGCCGAGAGTACAGTAACTTTTACAAATATAGACGAAGAATATCCAGTCGCAGGACAGGATAATGACACCCAAGGTTTTAGAGATAACTTTAGGGAAATTAAAACATCATTACAAGCAGCAAATACTGAACTAGCACAACTGCTAACAAATGCAGCTCGTTTAGATGGATCAAATGACTTTAATGGTAATGATATTACCAATGCATCAACTAGAGCAGTTTCAGAACTAGTTTATAATACAGGAAATATCAATCAAGATACAACTCTTGAATGGACAGATGGGCTGTATCAAAACGTTACGGTTACTGACGATGTTACATTAATTTTAGGCGGATGGGACGAAACAGGTCATATGTCTAAAATAACAATGGCAATTAGAAGCGACACAGTTGGTCGCCAAATTACATGGGAAGCAGCTAACGGTGGTGCTATTCGTGTAAGTAGTATTACATGGCCTGTAGACGGCAACGGTAATAAAGTGACAGTAACAGAAACATTTGGCACAGATCCATTAATGATCGATGCTTGGACTACTGACGGTGGTCAAACTGTACACTTAGATTACAGAGGAACATTTGAAGTACTAGCATAATGTTTAATCCTTTAGTAGATAGTTTTAGTGTTTTAACAGATTCTGAGGTTGAAGATAAGATCTCAGAATTAGGCCGTAAATATTTTCAATCTCGCAACCCTCAAGTCCAAGCACAAATCGCTACTATATTAGAAATGTATAAAGAAGAGGCTCGTGCAAGACGAGCTTCTGCTTTATTAAAACAATCTGAACAAAATGGCGATAATGGACTTGACAATCTGATCAATATCAGTTAAAATACATGTATGCTTATGAAAACTGACGAACTAGGTATTCCACGATTCTCTAACCGCGATCTTATCGATATGATTTATAGTGGTCATGCGGATAAGATGCATGTTGTACTATGTGATCCAAGTGATGACATAGACCGTTTTAATGCGGCTATGGAAGAACAAGGCTTTAACAAGCTACAGAAGTATATCCCATTAGATGTAGATCAAAAGACTTTTGACGGTGTATGCCAAAGTGAATGGTTTATGCCTGATGAATACAAAGACATTAATGTATATGAATATGTCCTAGGCAAAGCAAAAACACCTTGTCCGCAACATGTACAAGATCGCATATGGGAAGAATTAGATGCTTTCAAAGAACGTGATATGCACAACTTATTACGTTACATGATTTATCTCGTAGACTTTATGCGTGAGAATAACATTGTGTGGGGTGTAGGACGTGGATCAAGTGTAGCAAGTTATGTGCTGTATTTGATAGGTGTACATCGTATTAATTCAATCCAGTTTGACCTGGATTGGAGAGAGTTCTTGAGATAAGTAAGCATATAACTATATTTAGGAGGTACTACTATGGTACAAAAAGCAAAAGGTCAAAAAGTATATAAAACTATGCAGGGTAAGCAAATTGACATGGATCTTCTTAGAAAGAGAAATGAAATGACACCTGCTGTAGGTAATGCTAAAATTAATGCACGTGGTGACGAATTAGGTCCTGGTGGTAAAGTTATTAGAAGTCGTGAAGATGTTTTAAAAGAGTATTATGAAAATGCCAATCCAAATACACCTGATCAGCATCCTGTAAGAAGAAAAGAGTTTGAACCGCCAGTAGAAGCGGTAGAAGAAGACGATTGGATTGAGGATGACGAAGGCAACTTTGTAAAAAAGGGTGAATGATTAATGGCTATTAACATTAATTCTATTAAAACAAAAAATGTTCGTGCAATCGGTAATCGTGTATTAGTCACAGAAATGGATTTTGGAGAACAGAAAACTGCAAGTGGTCTAATTATTACTTCAGATGATGGTAAAGAACGTGGTGTATATCCACGTTGGGGTAAAGTGTATTCTAAAGGTCCAGACAATAAAGATGATTATGCAATAGGACAATGGATTCTTGTAGAGCACGGTCGTTGGACTAGAGGCATGAATATTGAAACACCAGAGGATGGCGAAATTACTATTCGAATGGTCGAAGCAGAAAGTGTACTAGCATATTCGGACAGTAAGCCAAATGATTTAAGAATTGGCGCAGAACATACAGATGGACCAGTTGATATCGACCCTAGCTCGTTCCTCAACACCTAGTCTAAAAGCAAAATTAAAAAAACTTGACGCTGTGTATCATATCACAGAAGATGTAGAAATGCGTTATAAGATAATGTACGCAGAAGATGAAATCAAACAAGAACTTAGAAGAAGAGGCGAATATGACTAACCCATTTAAAGATATTGAACGCTTTGGCTCAGCGTGTGATCAAGAGCCTAACGAAGCAAACTACAAAATGTATCTAGGACTAATTGACGAGGAAGTTAATGAACTTGCCGACGCTGTCGAAGCAAACGACAAAGTTGAACAGTTAGACGCACTAGTTGATATCCTAGTTGTTACTATGGGTGCAATTCGTGCCGCAGGCTGGGACGGCGAAGCTGCCTGGAAAGAAGTAATGGATACAAACTTTGCTAAGATCGATCCAAACACAGGCAAAGTAATCAAACGTGAAGATGGTAAAGTGCTAAAGCCAGAAGGCTGGAAAGCACCAGAACTTGCTCAATTTGTAAAATAATACTTGACTCCTATTAGTTTTTACGCTATAATGTAATAAATTAATAGGAGTTTTCTTTTGACTACACATGCAACAATTGATTTAGAAACTATTGACACTCGCCCACAAGCAACTGTTCTTAGTTTAGGTGCTGTAAAGTTCAATCCATTTGATGATTCTGAACCACATAGTGAAATGTATTTCAAAATTAGTATTGATGATCAAGATCGTTTAGGTCGTACAGCAAGTGATGATACTATTGAATGGTGGACAAAGCAAGATCCAAAAATTATGGAAGAAGCGTTTGACCAAGAAGGTGCTATCACTGTAGACGAAGCACTAAGTAAAATTAATAAGTTTGTTGTTGGTGTTGATATTCTATGGGGACAAGGTTACGGTTTTGACTACACAATTATTGAAGACATGTATCGTTCACTAAGCAAGCCTATTCCATACAACTTCTGGCAGGTACGTGATAGTCGCACACTGTTTAGTGTATGCAAGGAAGATCCTCGTAAGAAAATTCAAAACGATTTGCACAATGCACTAGCAGATGCATACTATCAAAGCAAAGCAATTCAAATGGCATATCAAGAACTAAAATGACAGAAAAACTTTTGACAGAAAAAGAAGTTAGAGAAGAATATAG